TTGCCTTCGGAGTCGTAGAACACAGCGCCAAATTGCAGCATGGAGTTGACGCCGGGGCACGGCCCATCAGCTTCAACGTCCACAGAGATGTAAAATTCTTTGATTCGTTTTCCCATTACAATAGCTCATGCTTTTATTGTACCACTTCGGCACATCAAGTGAAAAGTGGCGGCTTCCATGGTCATGCCGGTCTGCTCGATAAGCTGGTAGATTTCACCCACCACGTTTCCGAATTCACAGGAGTGCTGTTCATCGCCACTCATGTATTGCAGAAGCTCCACCACAATTTCGTTGTGAAGCTGCATGTCGGTGCCTTCCATCTCGCACATGTCCAGCAGCCGGGACCGCTTTTCTTCGTAAGTCGGTTCTTCCACGATCATGTCTTTGTCGAATCCTATCGCAGACATTACTTGCTCTCTGCTTATCATACCGGCACGATAAGCCATCAAGAGCATTTGATAGTCTGGTTTATTACTTGACGAGTCCTGGGAAGGCTGCATTGACAACTTCCTTCGTGACGCCGTATCCCGACAGATCCTTTTTGAGAACTGCGATCAGGGCTACCGCATCAGACGGATCAATCGACTCCAGGATTTGTTGAAGTAAGGCAGTCTTACGCTGTGGCGAAACTGTCTTGTACGAATCCATGAAGATGTACAGGCGGCGGTGTTCGATGAAAAGAGTGTTCGATGCGTAGCCGTCAGGTTCGTCGTTCTCTTTGTAAGACGGAATCACAACGTCGAATTTGACATTGGGATCGAGTGCGGCCAACAACAGTTGTCGGATGACCGGCTGATTGTTGGATTGGAGTATCATCACCTTATCTTCAAGATCAGGTGCCTCCGAGATTTCCTTAAGAATGACACTGAACATTTTTCGCATAAATACTAAATCTCCTATATACTTACATGATTATCTATACAATCACATCTCTAATAGATGGAAAACAATACGTCGGCCAGACGACTCAGCTTTTGCAAAAACGCATGTATACTCATAAACATGCCGCAAAGACTAAGAATTATCCGCTTTACAATGCTATTAGAAAATATGGACTGAAAAATTTCGTTGTGGAACAGGTTGATTCGGCAGATAGCATTGAGGAACTTAACCGCAGAGAAATTGAATGGATTTGTCATCTTAATACAGTTCGTCCTGCCGGATACAATTTGACGACAGGGGGTGGAATGACACCATTTAGACTCAAAGTTCAGCGTCCAGGAATGACGGGCAAACATCATTCTCTTGAAACCCGACAACAGATGAGTCAAACTCGCAAAGGACGAAAATTTCCGCCTCGCTCCAAAGAGCATTGCTTGCATATTAGTCAAAGCAACAAAGGAAGAATCCCTTGGAATCGTGGTATAGCGATGAGCGAGGAAACGAAACATAAAATATCAGCATCTAAAATTGGAAAATCACTAATACATACTCCCGCTATCACATATGAAGGAAGTCCATGTAAACGATGTGCCTCCACTATTCGATATCGTAGCATCAGAACTTGTGTCCAATGTCATCGGCTTGATAATTTCAAAAGGCATCAGAATACAAAGCTACAAAGCTCTTAGGTTCGATGCGCTTGGGCCGGTTCTCATAGCTTTGTCTTTTGCGTATCTGTCCGGGAACATCGCAATCATGACCGCTCGTTCTGGTGTGCAGCCGTAGTCTTCGACAAACTGGACAACACCATTTAGCACGTGATCGTATTGAGTAGTGCCCTCGAGCATGAATTCAGCAAGACATTCTTTCGCTTCTTGAATTACCGTTTTGCGCCACAAGTCGTGAAAAGTATCGCCATCCCTGCCCGATAATTCCAACAGGACTTCTCTACTTACCGCCATCTTCAAAACTCCTGGATTGAAGTCAACAAATTCCTCATTCTGCTCTTGACTAGGTACCCGTAGATCTTATCCTTTGCGCCCACGGGTGGTACACTAAACTCTGCAAGAATGGCAGCTTCAACATCAGCCGGGATTTCAGTTAGGTCAACCAGCTTCTTGTTCCTGTAGTAATTGGCAAGCATCTTTTCGTTGTTGCAGAAACTTTCAGGTACTTGTGTGTACCAAGCATCAATTTTTACTTGATAAATTGGTGTCTGTCGCACACCCGTGACAAGACAATCATCGGGGCTAAGAAAGTTTGGAACGCCATCTCCTTTGTCACCGTGGAGTATGTGTTCGAAACGATATTTATCAACTTGAGATTTTGTGTAGAAAGTCTTGGTCATATAAACTCAACGGCATAAAGGTATGGGAAACATTCATGCTCACAGATGGCAGGTGACGACTCCTTTTGGAGAAGTGTTTGTTGTTGAAGGTGCGCTGCAAAATTTTTGTAATATACACAAACTACCTTTCAATACATTTTTTCGAGGTATGGGTGTCGTACCACCACCCAACAAAAAAGCCAACAGAAGTACAATTAAACGTCATCGTCTTGTGGGGTGGCGATTGGATCAATTGGATCAGAAAACAGTAGAAGTTCATCCTGAACCGGCCGATAAATGCTTACATTCGGCCCCAATAGTTGAATGAAGTCTTTATCAGAACTAACTATCAAGATTTCCTCTACACATCTATATTGATTAACAAGCACACCAATAACATCATCTGCTTCAGCACCGGGAACATCCATGACTTTGTATGGGAAGTTTTCTTTGATTTCATCACGGAGGTCATTCAAGATGCTGAACACTAACGGCCAGTCAATCCCGGAATCGTCACGGTCTTTCTTGCGATTGGCTTTGTAATACTTGAATGCCGACTTGCGCCAGTAATTCGCATTGTCGGTTGCGATGACAAGCTGGCCGAAGCGTTTCCTGTAGCTCTTATTAATGTGACGAATGGAATTGAGAATCATGTGTCGCAACATCGGAGGATTCACTTCCCCGTTGTCTTTCTCTTCTTCTTCGTCATTCTGTTGAGCAAGCCAGCGGCGCTCGACAATCCTAGCCGGGTCTTTTTTGCTCTGTTTCAGTTGTTGATGCAGGTTGCTGATGGCGACCTGAGAGTAGTCTAAAAGAATCACGCACCCATTATCCCACAGCTTTGAAATTTGTCTAGTGATCGTGGCATCGCATCAACTGTGCGACTACGCCTACACAAGCGGCCAGGGCCAGTCCGTGCAGGATGTTGACGCTTGGAACCACGATGGTGATGATAATAATCAACAGAATGGCAAAGCCGAATATTTGACCGATAAATCCGCCGATAGCTCCAAACAACCCGGCGATAAGAATGTCTTTCATCTTGGATCAATCCCCCATGATCGTAAAATCTCGTTGTCTGTGCAGTACTTCGCTACTTGGAAAGTGAATACGTTGGTCAAGTTGATAACAACGAAGAGCCGTCTGTAAGATCAAGTTCAAGGAAGCCGAAAGTGTTGTGAGCTTCAAAGCTGTTCACAGTGAATGTCTGTCTTGCGTCTGATTTTCCATTTGGATTTTTGAATACGACTGTTACTGTCATGGGAGTGGTCCTCTCCCATATATAGCCCTTATTGAACGCAGATGATTCCGCAGTCGGTGACGGTCACAATCAGGTGTTTTCCCGCCAGCGCACGTGAGACTTCCACATTCGCCGCAAGATGGCGCAGACTCAATGAGCACAGCGGCGCAATCGAAATCCCGGCCATGTTTGCATCGGCATGAAGCACGGTGCGAAAGTCGTGATTGAGAGCCGCAGCCACGTCTTTGTAAAGTTGTTCCTTTGCCATCATAGATATATTATCATATGCTTGCCCAATTGTCAAATTATGGTATACTGGTACTCAGATTCATTCTCGATTACTCATGGTTCTGCTGGCCGATTCTGGTAGGCTATGGGTTGGGCGCATACCACGGTCATGACGTTGGCCGGGTCAAAGAATATAACTCGTGGTACGATCAGGTAACCCCTGTTTTGAAGAGGCTCGAATGCGAAAGAGACGCCTTGTGGAGATCAGCAGTATCGAAGAAGCAGAAGTTGAACCGCTTGAAAAGGGAGATGGGGAGACTGTAGAAGAACTCCCGCCGCCACCGATCTGGCACAAACGTTGCAGCCGGTGTGGTCAAGTTTTTAACGTCTTGAAAGTGAAATGCCCGAATTGCCGAAGAAGGTAAAAAAGAAGACTGTCGGTCTGATAGTCCCGGATGTTCATGAAGAGATCGTGAAGTTGAAAGCGATCCTACGCCACTATGACTATGTGGATTGGGTCGTCTTTCTCTCCGACTTTATGGACGCCTGGGCCGGTCTAACTTGGCGGCGTGGTCTGGCTGGATTGGAACAGCGAATTCGTGCCGATCAACGGCCTGAACCAAATCGTTGGACATTCGTTCGCTGAAAATGTGCGGACCAAAAACATCCCGGACAGCACCAACTACTGCATTGACACCGCCCTACGACATGTGGTAGAAATAAAGGAAGACGGTACTTTGCAGATTGTGAAAGTGACGAACGCCAATGACAAATAATCCACTGCGGACGGTGATTGCGACAACGCTAGACGTGATTCATACCGATAACGGGTATATTGCGCCGACTCAAAATGCAACTACCAACACGCTTACCAAAGTTCTGGCAACGTTGAAGAAAAATCCGAATCCTACGCTCGACCCTGAGTACTGGCAGTTTGCAGACGAAATGATCGGGTTCTTTCGCATCTTCGACACGATGCCGGAATTCAAAAACGTCCTGTCGATGCAAGACGGGGCGATGTACAAAACTGCTGTCGATACTGCCAAAGCTGATGAAGTGACGCCGCTCTCCTTCCCGTATGCTGTGGCAATGCCGAACCTGTACAGCAAGCTCAAGCCGCAAAAACCAAAGACGCTGAATCCCCTGAAAAGCGAAGCCAAAATCATCAAGCCCGGTGAATTCATGGGCGTGCTGAATACGGAAGATCGCTTTTTCGTCAAGCTCGTGCGTGTGGGTGAACACGATCCGACGAAGGGCGGCACGGCATTCGTGGTCAATGATCGCAGCGGCAACATTGGTTTCTTCTACGATTCGCCTGGGAAGTGGGAAACTAAGGTTCAGCTTGGCGATTGCTTTGCGATCCACGCAACTCCGACCAGACATGCACCGGCAGAAAACGGCGAGAAGCACACCATCTTTCGCAGTGTGCGCCTGTTGCCTGACACCATCGTGGCTGGCACAAAGAAAGTCGATCCGGCAAACGATTCGACGGGCGGCAAGTTCACCTGCAACGTTCCGTTCTGATTTCCACTCTCCGTAGTTTTGTGCTACACTGTAGGTATAGTTGACGTATTCCGTTTTCATGGGAAAATGGTACCATGAATACAAATACCCTTGGCTACAACAGGGACACCCTGTTGGCGATGCTAGAAAGCAGGATAGTAGAAATCAAATTTCGCAAAGAAAACAACGACCTTCGTGTATTGCATGGCACGCTCAGAGAAGACATGCTTCCGCCGCAGACGGCCAGCAAGCACGCACACAAAGACAACCCGGAAATAGTAACACTGTGGGATCTCGACGCCGCTGGATGGCGCTCCGTTCGCATAGATCGAATCATCGAAGTACTCTAGGTTTAATGAACAGTGGCGTATGTTCATGGACTGGACTGAAAGGAAAGGAAAGGAAACATGATTACAGATACATTGCCACCTGTCATTTCTATAGGAACTTACAACGAACTAATCGAGGTCAAAAGATTAGCGGACGACGTATATCAAGCCAGGACGAACTTCACAAAGTTGTGTGACGCCCTCGAAAAGTTATATGCTCATTTCGATAAGTCTGTAACATCGAAAGTGGCGCAGTAACCGAATAGAAAGGGCTAAATACCAACATGACACGAACGATGATACGTGTCGTGCTATCCCTTTTGTTTATGGGATTGTACGTCACTTCCACCGCTGGTGCTCGTAATGATTATGAAGTTTGTGCGGGGAGTAGTGAACAGCGATTGGAGGTCGCCGCCCCACAGCACTCTCTTGATGACACGATCTGTTATGAGACCGCATTAGTATGTGCAATAAAAGCACATGCAGCAGCACATATAGAACCGATCATGGCGGAAGTCAAAGCAAAACTTGACTTCGGGGATGCCGACCCACGTGAGGAAAAGATTTGTCTCTTCTTCACCAAGTACAAATCCCCCGCCGCCAAGTACGCAAAACTGTTTGTGCAAGTTGCAGACGAAAACGATCTGGATTGGCGTTTGCTCCCGATGTTTGCTTTCATAGAATCAGCAGGAGGAAAGGTCCATCTCAACAATAACATCTTCGGATGGGATTCGGGACGAGCCAGATTCAAGACAATTGAAGAGGGAATCCGCCACGTTGGTAGAGCCTTGACGTTAGGACCGTACAAGGGGAAGACGCCAGCACAAAAGATCCGTGTGTACAATACTCACGCACGGTATCACAAACTTGCGGACAAGGTGATGGACTGGCTAAATGCAGTCGAAGTATAGGTAGAGTTGACAGATTTCAAAAATCCTGTACCATGATAGTTCACACCCGGTAGATGAAACGACAACCCAAAACTGCGAAGCAAGAATGGCCGTTCCGTGCGGAAAATAGCCCGTTAACACTTGCTCTCATGCATGTTGATGCCTTGATCGAGCGCATTCGTAACCGCAAACTGAAAGCGTTCGATCCTTCTCTTATCGAACAACTCCGCAAGCTCTCCAAATCAGAACTGAAAGATTTGAAGGCGCAGTACAGCCGGTCTTACGAAGACATCAAAGCTGCGTTAGGTGGAGATGAATTTTTCATTGAGGCGTACTCGAATTACGACAAGCCGACGATGAAAGTAACTCTGGCACTTTTCAAAGAACTCCGGGCGCTCAAGCACGATGATGCCGCCCAAGGTAAAATGCGTCTAGGCAATCATAATCCCAGGAAGAAGAAACAAAAGCCGCCAGAAGAGATCGTCAAGAAAGTGCTTTTCCTGGAAAAAGATAATGAGACAGGAATCTCCAGTCTGAAACCAGCGGAATTAGTCGGTGCCAAAGAACTGTGGGTGTACAACACAAAGACTCGGAAGCTCGGCTGTTACTATTCCAAAAGTGAAGCCGGGTTATCGGCCAAGGGCACGACTGTTCTTAACTTCGATGATAAGCGATCTACTACAAAGACCATTCGTAAGCCGAAGCAACAGGTTCACGATTTCATTGCCAAATCCCCATCGGACATGCACAAATATTGGGACGCCATACGTGCGGTGCCCCAGGCGATTAGTCCACGTCTCAGCCGGGACACGTTGATTTTGAGGGCCATTGAGGGTTGACAAGCTCCGCAATGGCGTGATAGACTGGTGTTGATGAAACCAGCCATTGAAGACGGACAGTACACAGTACGTGAAACCCCTGCCTGGAAGGTTCGTGAACGATGGGCCGAAATTCGCCTTCTCGTTCACCAACAAATTTTGGAGTGGAATCTCGCCTTCGCCCACCTGTCGGATCACCTGGACCATACCCTAGAACCGATTCCGTGGGTTCCGAAGAAAACAACGTGGTGGGAAGATGCCAAGGATAAGATTGCAGTTTACATCTGCATATTCTTTCACACCAAGCCCACATACCGGAGATGCGATCAGTTCTATGTGTGCGCCTGTGGCCGCAAGTATGCCGTCCCGTGGGCCGACATGTCCAAGATAGGGATGAACGTCTACGTGCCAGCCAAGCCCTTCGTAGCGCCAAAGACGCCCATTCGTCAGGCACTCTGCAAGAACGGTTGGATGGGAGAGGTCTGATGGAATTCGTTCTCCTGATTCTGTGTGCCGTGACTGGAAGAATGGTACGGCGCTGGAACGAGTAGTTTTACTTCTTGCCATGTTTCGGGCAAGGACCACTGCTGGTGCGCCACAAACACTTCGGATTGGAGCAGTAGTTTTCCGGGTGCTTCTCTTTGTTGGCTCTGACACTGGCGGCGACTTGCCCATGACTTGCTTCTTCAACCGGCTCTACTGGCTTTTCTTCTGCCCCAGGCATCAACTTTGCAATGCGTGGCTTGAAAATTTTCTGCTCACCCTTGTTCGTGTCGGCTACCGGCTGATTGTGCTCATCCGTGCCGAAGCCCTTGATCTCAGCTTTGCGATTCTTAAACTTTCCTACCAACAGCGTGTCGCCCTTCTCCAGATCCGGCAACTTCAATTCGGCCACCAAGCGTTGAACTTTCTTCGGGTCCGATAAGATCTTCTTCAGGTTCTGAACTTCATTGCCAGGATACACAGTCTCGACCACGAGCTTTCCCGCCTTCTGGTTGTAGTGTTCCGCTGCCATCGTCACCAAGGCACTCAGCGATTCCATGCGCTTCGGATCGACAATGGCAGTGGATTCGTTCAGACGTGCTTTGAGCATGGTGACAGAGACATTTCCCTTCCCATACGTGCGCTCCTGCTCGTTAATCATCTTGGCGATATGTTCAAGCATCGGCCCCATTCTGGTTCCAGACACAGTTTGAGTCATGATGCGTTTGCCGTTGGTGTTTAGCTCGTAAAGAAATCCGAAGTCACTCATGGTGGGTTAGTCCTTGCTTGTATTTAGCAGCTTGAACAATACCCATATTTGTTGTTCAAGATGTTTCTAACTGTTACAACAGATACTCCGAAGTCTTTGGCTATCACAGAAGTTGATTCTCCAGCCAGTTTTCGTTCTTTGATCGCAATGGCTCCCTCTGGAGATACTTTGCGGTGGGTTGCCGCAGCTTGAATCGAAGCATCTGGTTTGTGCGCTGCTTCAATTGCTCGTTTGTGTGCCACCTTGCCATCTTCAGATTTAAGAAAAGACTGCATGGAACACGAGCGTTTGATATTTGCTTCTTGACTGTGTGATTTTGTAAGTGCCGCTGCCAACTGTGCTTTTCCATCTTCTGTGTTGCATCGTGCTTGTTGACTACTAGATAATTTTGCAAGTGTTTCTTTGGTCCTCACATAAGGAACATCAGGCGAAATGAAAAACCGATTCATGATGTTCTTGTTTAGGTATTCTCGTTGTCCATTTGGTAAAGTAGCACGGAGAACATCCCGGCGAAATTGCTCTTCTATTTCGCCATATGTGAGGTCTCGTTTGCTGTAACATATCGTAAGAATCTCTCGAACAAAAGAATCATTACTATATACAGCTACCGCTGCCTTGACTTCATCGGAAGAAGACCAATAATTTTTCCAATCAGATTCTTTAGTTGTATGTTTTCGATTTCTCTTGCCAACTACCTTCTTTGAATGATGCGACCAAAATTGTTTCTTTCCAATATAGCGTTGTCCCGTTTGTATGTTTGTGATTAAGTAAACAAAACCAAATGCATTTTCCGGCGCAGTTGTAAGTGGTTGTCCGTTGTAAATCCAATCCATGCTCCTATTTAGGCGTATCGTTCTTCGTCTCGTTCTTCATCGGTGTAGTCCAAGTCGCCGTCATCATCTTCTTCTTCAACCTGTTCCAATTCTTCAGAACAGAATGCACAAAATTGTGGAGCGAGTAGGTCTTCTGCAAATTTTATGTGATAATTGGCTCCGCAATAACCACAACCGATAATTTTCCTGACATCCGACATTGGTGTGTTTCTCCTGTATTTCCAAGGCCCGGTGGCTTGGTCACTTGTAATTTATTCGGAGAGAGATTTTGGAGAGAGGGACAGGCATTTCTACCTGTCCCATTTTGGAGAAATGCGTCTTACTTGCTACCGGAGTTGAAGTCTACAGGACATGCGCCGTTATCACAGCCAACGTGCTCACGGCCAATGTCTTCAACAATCGCCGCCCGTTCGATCTTCTTGACGATGGCCGCATAAGTCTCGAAATTGACAGCTTCTTCCGGCTGGTATTCGTAAC